TACTTCCATCCAGTATGTAGGTGAAATATCGGGCTGCTTGTTGTAGTTGCTGTCTGTGGCATCGCCATAATACCCGTCATGCCCCGGTAATGCTACATACCACTTGCCACCATACGATACTACTGAACTACCACCTACTGCCTGAACACCATTGAACGCAAAATGTGGTTGGTGGTAAGCGTTACCTAAAAAACCGTTATCAAATACACCCCACCTTTCATTTTGGGAAAAATCGCACTCATTTATTCGTATGGTGCTGGCATCGCATCCCTCAATAAACATCCCGTTGGTTGCATAGTGAACCGTTACGGCTTCGATGTTTGAGAACGCAGCGTTGCCGTAGTTGTTATTATCCCCGGAAGGTGGGGTAGCGCAGGCTGAAATATGGATGCCGTTCCCATCGTATTGGTCTATGGTTATGTTGTATAAATTTGTCGTTGCACCTATCGTTATGCCGTGCTTTGTGTTGTTGTTCGCCCCGTTTGCACCGGCTATCCGTAGGTTACGGATGTTTACATTTATACCGCTACTTCCGTTAAGATATTTAACGACAATACCGGGTTTGTTTTGTGGGAAGTAAAACCTTGTTTTCGGGTTTTTGTATGTACCATCTCCGGTGATGGTAACATCCCAGTCAATTAAAATACTGTCGGAGAAATAATATCTGTTATAAACAGGCTCCAACGTGCTGTCATATGGGAAGTAGATAACCCGGTACTGTGGATGCTTTTTTGAATATGCTTTTATGGCCGTAAATATTGGCAGGTTGTCGGTTACTTCATTATCCGACTTCGCCCCGTACCATTGGGCGTTAAGTATGTTTGAACTGGTCTGCCTTACCCATTTACCACCGATGCCGTCCTGAAATACCATGCCGTTGTCTACTGCATAACTGCCGGTGTATTTAATAAACCTGCCGCCCCGGATGGCATCGGTTATGATAAGCACATCTGCCGCCGAATTTGATAGTGTTGATATTTCACCAACGGTTGCAAGCACTTCAACCGATCCAAGCGATATGCCGTTTACGTTCTCAACGTTTATAAACTTCCGGGTGTCGTCCTTCCCCATCGGGATAATGTTCCCGTACCTACGGATGTAATTTGTGTCCCATACGCCTGTCTTCCCCCATGTAGTATCGAATGTTGCCTGTGCGTTTTTCCTTATCTGTCTGATATAATAATCCGGTGACTGCGCTGATATAACCACCGGCAAAAAAAGAATTATTGTTAATAGTTTTCGCATATTATTGTATGACGTGGTAATGGAATTTATATTCTGTTGCGTTTGCCGGTGGTACGCCTGAACTTGTGTTTAAAGTAAATGTTGTAGTTGTTGAATTAATAAAAAAATCACCGGACGAAGCGAATAAATCTGCTGCATTAAGATTTGATGGACTAAATACAACATACGGGGCAGAGCTAAAAGCTGTCGCAAATGTTACGGTACAAAACACAGCACCCGTAGTAGGGTCTGTATCCGTTGTAACTGTTATTTCACCCGCCAAGTCTGTCCCCGTTATTGATACCGTTGGCGATGTTCCTGCACCTGCGCCTCCTGCAATGGCTGGGGTTGAACCGCTACCTTTAATTTGAGGAACTGATAACAGACCCGACCCGAATGTAAAAGTAGATACGTCAGTTAATCTGCCGTTGGGTGTATTGTAAGGAACCCGTCCCGATGTAAGGGGAATATCATTCAGCGTAATTTCTTTTGTAGCGGTACCGGTATTGATCACAAAATATAGCTTATCAGTTACCTTCCATATATCTCCTGCGTTAGGTGAAGATGGTGCAACTCCATCGCCTATGCGAATTGATGCAACACCTGTTGTTGATGCGGCTACATGAGCCCATGCGGTTGGCGTTAATCCCAATGAACCGAAGCCAAACTTACCCGATGTCAAAAAGTTATCTGTCCCTGTGGGGTTGGCAAGTATGGTATTACCCCCTGCACTGAATAACAACCAATCGTATGATGAACCCGCTACCGCTCTTGTCGTTAATCCATACAGGCTGCTTCTGAATATTGACCCGTTAACAGCAGACCCATAGTTTTTATGCCCTGTAAAAGATAAGTACCCACTATCTAAAGCAACAGCACTTGAAGCTGCTGTATAGGTAAGGTTGGCATCTCCTGTTACAGCGTTACCTGCACTACCATAACCTATGTATGTGGATGTGAGTGATACTCCTGATGCGCTCAATGCCCCGCTACTTAAACTCAATCCTGAACCTATGGTTATGTAACCGACATGACCGCTTTGCGCCCCTGAACTAACCCACCCAACTAATTTATCTTGTGTAGCTTCATTGGTTAATGTATCAATATGTAAATTGCCTAAGTGTGGTTCAAGTAATATGCTATCCGATTTTATATACATTCTTGATTGACCATTTCCATCAAATAGTATATGATTATTAGCCCCACTAATAATTCCCAATTCTATATTTGAAAAATCAGAAAATTCAATATTGAAGTTACCACCATTTATCGTATTCGCCCCCGTCAGCGTACTTCCTGCTGTTAGGGCGTTTTGGAAGGTATGTGCCGACCAAGTTGGAGCAGCAGCAGATCCGGCTGACTTGTAAACATACCCAGACGTACCGTAGTCTGGCGATGCCCCGATACCAAGCGCCCCGGATGTGTTAACAGTAAACCTGCGCACATCATTTGTCTTTATAGGGAAGTCCACGTTATCGGTTGTACCTATGAAGTCAGTAGATGTATCAATACCGGTATTACCGGTGGTATGCCATACTGTTGCAACCGATGGCAGGATATACCCATATGATACACCAACCTTCCAGTAAAATAGCGAATCACCGGAAACCGTAACGCTATCAACCTTGCCATCAAGCAGCCCGATGATCCCGGATGAATCAATGGCCAGCGCCCGCCAGCAGGTGCAGTCTGTGTAATACCCATAGAATGTGTTATCCGATGTTTTATACCGTATCTGAGCCCTGGTGGATGGTTCCCTTCCTACAACCGTGTCCCCTTCAGGAACGATAAAAGAACTGTCCACCTTCAAGTGATTAAACACAGTAGGCCGCTCAGGGGCATATAGTACCGTATTGGCAAGGGTGGTGAATGTGTAAGCCCCTATTGTCTGTGATACGGATCCTGACCCGCATATCGTTTTGTAATAGTAGTAATACTGCGTTGCCGCCTGTAAGCCGGTCAAGTTCCTTAGCGCCGTAGATGGCACAGAGGATGAAGTAGCTGTATCAGTCTGGCCCACCCGGACGTACCGTAGTTGCAGGCTGGTAGGGGCACCGGAAAAATGAGCCACCGTACCATTTACCCGTACTGTATTAGCTGTGATAAGCGATACGGCATTACTTCGTACCGTATCTTCATCTGCACATACCTGCCCATAAGCCACACCGTACAATAAAGAAATTACAACAAATAGTATCTTTTTCATCTTAAACATTTTGATATAAAACATAAGGTGGCGTTTCACCGTCCTCAAATGGGAACGGCCAGGTAAAATCTCCATCAGATCCATTGTCCTCATACAGCACTTCATTTCCTACCGGCGTTCCTGTTGTTATTATGTCGCTTGATCCCCTTCCGTCACGGTGTACGCTTAATATTGTCTTATTGGCAAGGCCGGTGGCCGTCCAGATATAAGCGCCTGTTGTTGCCGGTGCTGTATCCCCGGCTGCTGGGTATCTGTACACGATTCCGTCTGTTGGTGATGGCGGGGTGAAAACTTGTGTTATTGATCCTGTGCCCTTCAAAGCGATACTGAATGTAGCTATGCCATCAAAGCTGCCCGTATCGGTTGAATTGACAATATAAAAATACGCTTCTTTTGTGTAAACATCACCATCCCTTGACGTTTGCGTAAACCGGCAAAGGATCTTTGTCTTTGCCAGTTGAAGTGCCTGAAGGTCTGGTAAAGTAAGCCCGGTTGCCTCGTTCAGCGATACAATGCCGTCAACGGTTGCCCCGAACGAATGCACCGTTGGCTTAAACGTACGGTAATTGCCCGATCCCGTAACCGTTGTTTCAATCAGTTCTGTATCAATACTCATATTGCCACCCCTGGCGCACATATACGGCTTCCATTGCCCGTCATCGTAAAGGTAAAACACCATATCTTCACCAAGTACTTTACTCATGTTGTGCTGTATATGTATTTGAATGTGTAGTCAGGATCAAAGGCCGGATCATTATCATCATACAACTCCCACAGTGTTCCGTCATACCTGTTATTTTTATAGTCTATTGTCAGCAGCCCAAAGGTATAATTTTTTGTTGGCGTGAATGACATACGGGCTATTGTCAGCAGCGATATGGGCAGGTTGTTCTGCCATAACCCATTAAACCCGCCTTCAAACTTAGCCCTTGTTTTCTGCTTCCAGGTCAGTTCGTCCAGCGTGGTCAGTTCACCGAGTACCCACCCGTTTGCATCTGCCGGGTAGCGCCATGCAGTTGTGCGGTCTTGAAGAACGCCAGTACTGGTATCTAAAAACAATGTCCCGGCTATTGCGTTACGTGGGCTGTCATCAATTCTGATAGTAATATCCTGGTTTTGTTTTTTATTTACGTCCTGTTCCTGTTTATGGATATGGCCTGTAATTTTACTACTATCGCTTATCAGTGTGATATACTCAAATGTTATATCCTTAAAATGCGTCTCTACTCCTGTTTGCTGAAATTCTGTAAAGTAACAATACAGTAAACCGGAAAACGGGAACTGTGATGATTCCATAGTAACCTCATGCCATTCGCTTGTCTGCTGACCAGTTCCGTCATACACATATCCAAAAGTAGATTTCCATTCTAAATTGCCTTCAGGTAATTCATCCAAGTAATTACTGAGCGTACCATCATATAACTGAACAGCAAATACCAATGTCCATACTCCTGAAAATGTTTGTGTACCACGGAACTTAAATGAGAATTTTAATTTATCCCCAATATGTGCCTCTATTGGGTAAGCCTGTACTGCTTTTGATACGTTAGTAAAGTCTGTCGTTCCTGTAACAACAAGGTATCTTTGAATTTCACGGTTTGTAGCAACCTCTGTTTCTACCCGGATAAACCTTGTAACTGCTGGTGAACTTCCACTGTTTTCAAAATATGTAGCTTCATATTCCTGGTATCTGATACCCGATGAAGTATAATCGCTTCTTAATGCGCCCAAAGTTGTGAGCGGCGAATTAAGTAGTAGATATTTTGGGTAATCATAATCAAACTGCTTTCTGCTGAATTTCCAGCCTCTTGTACCTCCTTGTGTCAATTCATACTCAGGCTGGGTAAGTTCAGGCTCCGGCCCGATGTTTACTATATTGCTGAATGTATCTGTACCAATAAAGGTAAAGGTTTCATCATACACAAAGGCATTTATTGAATTACTTACCCTATTTGCTTCATCCCAGCAAACGATATTCCAACACCCGTTGGCCTGAAACAATGTACATCTGAATGTTTGAAGTATCATCGTAAGAACCTCGTAACAGTTCATATACGTTTCACCGGAAATAAATAACTGAGTATCTATTAATGTTTGGTCAAAAGTGCTTAAAGTATTGTCCTGTCTGTATTCATACAGGTTGTGGAAAATATTGAGTACCAATGGTAGGTTTGTTTCCCCGATACATAATGCAATTATTGATAACAGCGTATTACGCCTGAGCAAATTAACAGATCCAGTCAGGTATATCGTTTCATCCCCGTATGCAATACCTCCGGTTGTGGTTGTAGTAGTTATTGTCCAGTTGTACCCAATGGATGAAATTACAGTATCTTCTTTTACGGCTGTATCAATTATATATGTACCTCCGCCTATCTCAATAGTATCACCGGCCTGCGGATAAAAGGCTGTTGATGCCACATAAACATACACCACCGTATCAACGCCGTTTGTACGGCGTACCGCATAGAATGACCGGCGAACGTCTGCATCCGAAAGTATTACCCCTTTAAGCAGGCCCAGGTTATCGGTTGCCGACAGTGTTATTTCATGGCCGAAGTCAACCATGCCTTCGTAGAAGTCATCCTGAACCAGGAACCCGATAAAAACAATATTGCTGTTCTCGTCAAGTAATTGCACCTGAACCCCGTCATCATCATCCGATTGAAAGGAACTGATCGGTATATTTCCCTCATTAACCAGCCGTATATCAAGCGATTGACCTTTAATAGCTGCGTTCGGTTCGTCAACCGTACAACGCTGTATTACCGTAGTGCCGCCGCCGGTAAGCGTAGCAACCTCCCCCGCATAGTCTTTAAACAGGAATTTAAGTGTATAGTCCAGTGACGGGTTATTGTCATCCTGTACGCTGGTAAATTGTGTTTGGTATTTTAAACCGTATGTCATATATTTGACTTCAGTTAGTACTGAGTTATTTGGGTATTACAATGGTTGTTTACAAAAATCTACCCCTGTTTCCACAGGGGTTTTTAATTATTTCGATCCATTGCGTCCGATGCCCGGTTAAAAGCAATTACCAGGTCAGACCCTCTCAGTTTTATATCAGGTATAAAAACCATCTGCCCACCCCCGTATGCGTTAAGTTCGTTATTAGGCTGAACAGATGACCCTTTTGGCAGGTACACCATTTCCGGGCCACGTTCACCAACCAATGCAGTACCACCACCGAAATTACGGACACCGGTAGCGAAACCTGAATATTGTTTTTTAGCAGATGCCTTTATCGCTGCACCTAAAACAACCAACCCAGCACCTACAACCAATGCTGCTATGGGGTTAGCTAATAGTTTTTTGAATGCCTCCTTTGCTGCCTTTATAAGACCTGAACTTACTATTAAAAATTTACCAAGATCAGATATTTGCTGCCCTAAATTCCGCATTAACCCGCCGAAAAGATTAGGTAAATCAAACTTTCCACTCTCAACCATCCCGGCAAGAGCCTCACCTAACATATCAGCCGCCTGTATAGCGCCATCGTTTAACGCATTTGTAATTAACTGGCTAAACTGTTCAGAAAGTTCATCAACCCTCATCTCTTTGATCCAATTCTGCAATCCTTTCATCATTGCGGTATTATTGAATATCGGAGTAGGTTTAACTACAATAGTTGGTTCAACGGCTGAAGCTGGTCCATCAGGGGCGCTAACTTTTGGGCGTGGAAATATTAACTTAATACGTTCGTAAATATCTTTTTGCTCTTTAAGTACTCTAACCTTTTCTTTTTCTGTCTTTACCTGTTTTTCGGTGATGGCATTAATATCGAACCCAAAAGCCTTTGCCTGTTCCTGTAAAGAATTAGCAATTTTTAAAAAATTAATTTCCTCTTTTTTTGCTTTGTTTATTCTGTCCTGCTGTCTTTGCTCTGCGGTCCTAACTGGCCCACGCCCTGCACCGGCAAGTGAAGCAATAAATGAACCTTCTTTTGTGGCTCCTTTTATACGTTCCTCCTCAGCCTTAAAAGCAGCCTCAGCAGCTTTACCAAGTGCTATATTTGCAGCAGCCTTTAATAAGGTGAACTGGATATAATTTTTTGCATTTGCTGTAAATTTCCTTTCTGCCTCGTCCAGGTCTTTTGTCTGCCCAATCGTTTTTCCAATAGTTGTATTATATAATTTTAAAGCCTCTTCTTTTGTAATGATACGATTCTTTGCTTGTTCAAAAGCAAGTTTCATATTATTGACTTCCAGCGATGCCTTAACGTATGCGTTCTTTGCCCCGTCCAAAACACTGGCAAGCTGTTTCTGAGCATCGGTAACCTCAAACATTTTCTTACCAAGTTCAAACAAACCAGCCCCTAATAATGCTACTCCAGTTAATATACCCCCAGATATTAACGATGATCCTAAACCCTTTAAATTTGATGAGAATGAATTGAGCGCAGTAGCGGATGCGTTCGATGCTACTGCCGTTTTAGAAAGTTCCCCCTGAACCCTCCTAAGCCCGGCCTCAGCCCCGGCAACTTCCGCCCCTATGACTATTTTTATATCGCTCATTTGTCGCCTGAAAATTTAAGTTTTATACCGTGTGCTTTTTCAATCTGAGCCCGTAAATTCCTGACCTCCTCAGCACTTCCCCAAACTTTTTTAATAACATCCTGCTGGTGTTTCTTCGGTAGCGGCCATGCCCGGTTAAAATCCTCACTCTTAACATACCCGGCTGAAGCAAACTGAGCCACGTTACGCATTAGCATCATGTGGTTCTCCTCTTTACGATAATAGCCCTCGACCGCATAATAAAACGATTCCGGGCTACTTACTAACAAGTCATGTTCTGTCCAGCCTAAACATCCACAGGCAACTCGGTAACACTCTGCTCTGTAGTCACTTCCACTAATTTTTTTTTATCATTTTCTTCCAGTAACTTCTTAAACACGGATGATTCTTTAAAGGCATCAGCGATCTTCAAAGCCGTATCCTTATCCAGTTCATCCACCCATTCGCAAACATCTTCAAACGTAGCAGGTACTTCAACACTGTTAATCGTCTTTGTTAATTCTTCCCCTTTTACATAACAGTTCGACTTCAACCCTCCCCATGCTGTTGCATATCCGGCTGTTGCAGCGTAGTTCTCAAAATCAACCTTATCCTGCATCCACATAATTGCTCCCTGGTTGAATTTTAAACCACGTAACCGCCCTCCTATTTCTACCTGTATGTAACTCATTATGAAGTAGCGGTTGTTTTAGAAATGGTGCCATACGGTGCAATCTTTCCTGAGAAAGTTGCAACGGTATCCTGGGCAAATACCTCAGTAAGTTCACTGATAAAACCAGTTCCGTAATATGTTACGTCACCGATCACCGGCGTTACCTTACCCACTTTCCAGTAGATAGTTGTTTTCTCCTGCCAGTGGTCATCCAGTTCATCAGTGGACGTTTTACCACTGTCGGGATCTGCCATTACCTGCCCCTCAAAAGAGATGCCGTTGTCCTGGGTTCCGGGTAACTTATCCGGGCCGCATTTAGACTTTGCGTCGATCTCCGCTGTGGTACGGGTAACGGTTTGGCTGGTAAGGCAAACAACTGTTTCATAGGTAACCCCATCCAAGCCTATAAACAGCAGTACATCGGTGCCATTAATTTTATGCTCTGCCATGTTTTAATTTTTTATAAAGTTAACAATTTTTGCAACATCGTTGCATTTTTTATGAAATATCTGACCGTAAATAAATCTTGTGCCCAAATGTCAATACCCTGCTTTGGTAAACCCTGTTAGCCTGCGATATAGGCGGCGGGCTGGTATCATTCAAAAGCCTGGTAGAAACGATCTGCATCCCGTCTGCTGTCAATATACCAGATGGATTAGGCAACACACGGTTAAATACATCCCTTGCAATCATATCAGCCGACAACCCACTATTGCTTCCGTCCGTCCATGTCTGTATTTCAACCGTTATCGTTGTATCTGTATCACTGCTGTTCATAGTTGAAGCATCCGTGTTAGTAATTGATCTGAACACGATATATGTGTCCGGCGATACTGTTGAAGGGACAGCCCCGTAAAATACCGGAACCCCTGCTATACCTGTTAAAGCACTGTTGTAAGCTATCCGTAAAGAGTAGTTAACGTCAATCATAGCTTTATGGCATTAAGTTCTTTTATCAATATCGGTATGTTCGTGTTTACAGCCGGGTATAAATATGGTTGAGCCGGGATACCTTCCCTGAGTATCTTTAAGGCTATGGCGTATGCCGCCTGTCTGTTCTGCTGCGCCTGCACATCCTTAGACCCTGTCCTACGGCGTGACTTAATGCTGTAAGTACCCGTTACCCCTATCGGCCCTGCAAACCCGGTACCTAACCCTTTGCGCCGTACCCACTCAGTTATACGCAATACCATTTCTTCAAATGATCCACCACGCCCACCTTTGGCCCTTGCAGCAACCTCTCTCCAATCAGAAGGTAATGACGAAACGTACTGAGCAGCAAATTTACGGGTACCAAATTCAAGATATGCGGCATAGTCAACCGAACAACCTACCGTTACCGCCAACCTTGAAGGATCCTGGAATATAGCCCCTTTAAGATGGCCTTCATCAACCGGGGCGTTTTGTTTGGCAGCAAGTTCAACCCTCAGTCCGAAATTATTAAAGCAAGCCTGCACCTTCGGTTCATATTTTTTAATATCGAACCGGGCCAGTGCCTTTTGTAACCCTTCTATTCTTACTGCTTGTGCCATTATGAAATATCTACAAATGTGTCTGTTCGTGAATATCTAAGTATGAGCATGTGCCTAAACCCTTCAGATTCTATTGTCATCTGCTCCAGCGAACATATCTGCCCTTCGTATATCATCCAGGTATTGCTGTTAAACCTGCGATCAAACCTTACCTTAACCCGGTAGTCATACCTTATCAGATCCTGTGCCTGTGCAGCATACATATTGCCAGATCTGTCCTGTATCTCAGCCCAGGCGTCCCAGCGTTCTGATTCAACGTCGCTAACACCACCACCTGCATCAACCGTGTAAGTATCGTTAAAGAACGTAACCCGCCTGTTCATTCTTCCTGCTCCCATTACATTGGACGTTTTAACGGGTTAAGTATCATTTGAGCATTCGGGGCCAATCCTACCCCTTCCTTCCCCCTGTTGTCATACAGCCACAACGTCTGCTCTTTTACCGCCGTAACAAGTTGCTCAGGACATAATGTAAAACCGCCAGTGTACGTGATCGAAAGCCAGTCGTATGTAGGCCATTGCACCTGCTTAAACTGGTTTCCGGTTATACGGTAACTGTCTGAAGCAATAACATTGCCTTCCTGGTCTGACATGGAAGATATTGCGCCAATTGGACCACAAGGCAAGTATGTTCCACCGTTCAGGTTGTTTATAATAGCAGTCACGGCACGGGGTACAAAGTTCATTCCTACATAATTCTCGCACATCTGCCTTGCTGCGGTTATCAATGCCTCGATTAGTGTATCCTCATCCGATGTGTCAATCTTGCCGTAATGCTGCTTGAATTGCCCGACACTAAACAACTCAGCAGATACTGCTGCGGTGTTATTAACATCGAGCACCTGGTTAAACGATAACCCGGTATTGCAATCTGTCAACTTATCTTCATTCCTGTAAAAGTCCATTGTGTAAAATTTAAAAAGCCCCGACCTTAATCGGGCAGGGCTTTTTCGGATAACTCATGCTGAACCTTACGATACTGATTCTACGCTCAATACAGAGAATGCAGCAGGTTGGTACATCGCAAACCCGATACATGCCTCAATACGAACTGTGATCTTATTCTCCCGTACGTTGGTGCTGTCCTGTTCAAAGAACTGCAAACTCAACGATTCGGATTGTATGATCTCAAACTGTGACCAGTCGCCGATGATAACTTCATCCGCTCCCACCCATGATACCACGTAAACCGGGATACCACAGATAAGTAACTGGCCAGTAGGACTGATCGTCACCACGCCAATAGGCTGGGTGAACTCGCCCGATGTGCTGGCATGCAGCGTCAGGATATTTGCCCACACGGCACCATCCATTACGATACCGTTCACCTTATACTTCGCTTTACGCTGGGCACCGATGGTACGGATAATGTTTGTGATGATGTCAGTTCCGGCGGTAACGGTAAGACCGGTTGCATTGGCGATGATATTCTGATAACCCTTTGTGTCCTCCCGGTTGTAATAACGCTCCGGTATCCACCTTGTCAGGTAACCCTGCAGACCCTTGAAGTTACGCAGCATCTTTTTGCTGATCCTCAGCCAACCAGCCAGGTAGTTCAGGTTAACGGTAACCTCGGTCATATCCTCATCGAACTGGGCCTTTGTTTCAAGTTCCTGGTTCTGTGTTTCAATACTGCCCTCGCCTTCGGAGTGACGGTAGAAGTGGTAGCTGTCTGTTTCGGATGGTGTCACCGCAACCAACTGGCGAAGGTGCAACATCTCAAACGGCACCGGTACGATACCGTCCCTGTATGTGTTCGGGATTGACCCGGACAGGTTAGCGGCAATGGTCATATCACCAACGGCCTTCAGTTCAATCTCCTTGGAGAATGAACCGCCTTTGATACTGTCGCCTTTGATGTTTTGCTTCAGTTCTTTCACAGCCTCAATAAGCTGATCGGCAAACGGGTTGTTGCTGCGGCTGGCAGGCCCGGCCATCTTGAACTCTTTAAACTGCGTTTGCAGTGCATCAAACCCGGTCTCCAGTGATTCGTATTTGCCTTTCCACTCTTTAAGTTGGTCGGCGGTTATCTCATCGGGTAAACCGTTAACGGCCTTCAGCGTTTTTTCAACGGCGGAAAGTTGCTTTTTTACTTCAGTCTCAACGTCCGGCGAAAGTTCTTTTTTAAGAGCGTTCTTAAGTTCTTCCTTCATTTCGGAAAGAGCTGGCAAAACGTCCTCTATCTTTTTAATTTCCATAATTAATTTTTTAGACTCTGTGTAAACTGTTTTATCTTATCGTTTATAGCTTGCAAAGTCTCCGGCTCAGGTGCTTCAGTAGCGGCGTGAGTGGAAATATCTTTAAATGCCTTTTGAATGAATAGTAACTCGTCAGTAAGGAAAACAAATGTACTGTCGGTGAATGTGCCGTGTTCAATAGCCTTAATCAATGTATCAATCCTATCCTCAACATTCTTCACATTCTTAACACCTACCAAAGGGGTATATTGATTTGCGCCCCATGCAGTAAGTGATGAGAACTCCCATAATTTCAATTCATGCAACTGAGTAGTTTGGTCCCTCCAGTCTGCATCCGGGTTCGTGATCGTCTTACGGATTGTAGAAAATCCGATACTGTGTTCTGTTATCAACCCGCTATCAACCATCTTTAAGAAGTCAGTTGCTACTGAATTTGTACCAATTTTACTTTCGTAGTATAACCCCTTATCATCCTCTTTTAGCACCTGCGGCAATCCTAACGGCTGCGAAGTATTGTGATTTAAAAGGTGCTTAATACGTGGCTGATTTGATTGAGGGCCTTGCTCCCGTATTGTTTTAGCAAATGCACCAGGCATGATAATATCCCGGTCTGAGTCAAGTGTGCCAAAACTGGCTGCGTACCCGGTAACAATACCTTGTTTTGCGTCCATGTCTTTTATTGAAGCCTTTAAAAAGTGTGCCTGCTTATGAATATACTCAGCCATCGTAACGTAAAATTAGATTTTAAACAGGCGTAAAATTTTGCTATATCAATGAAACTTACTACTTTGTGCATCAATTATGAGCAACACAGAATTAGTACAGAAACTATCTGAGGGTTATACGTCAAAAGAAATATCGGTAGAATGTGGAGTAAATTATTGGACGTTGAGAAAGCGGATAATTGATTTAAAGGTTCAGTGTCTTTGTAAGACCATCCCTCAGTTAGTGGCAAATTTCTTCAGGCGTGGGCTGATCAGTTAGGGGATCCCGGCCATAACGCACCTACAGTTGCAAACCTCATTTGCTCCCCCAGCCTTGTCACCCGGATAATCCATAAAAGAAGTACCTACCCTAAATTTCATATCAATTGGGACAACAGTTTGATTAACCTCCCGGTGGTGCATCCTGGTACGGCTGTCACGGGCGGCAATCCATATTTTTTTTGTGGCACCGGCCAGTTTAGCATTGGCGATAGACCCGGCGTTGGCAGCGCCTACCGTCTCGGTACGTGCTATAAGCCGGGCACGCTTCGCTGTGAACTCAGGGGATTCAAGTTCGGCCACTATATCATCGAATGACGCCCCGGATAAAGCTGCCCGGCTCAGTACTTCCCGGATAAGCCGTATAGTCGTCTGTGTTATGTCATTGGCATCATTGAACAGCCTCACTCTAAACCATTCTTCCATGATCCTGACAATGCGGTCTGAGAAACCCATCTGCCCCAATGGTGGTACTATGATGTTGTCGTCTTTGGTTTGTAAAACGGGGGTGGATGACTTCTTTAATGTAGTCCGGCTATGCCTGGCCCATATTGGTGCGACTGTTTTATATAGGTTCATTAATACAAGGTAAAGATCCCCCGGGTATATGTATGTCAGGTCTTTGCTGTCAATATACTGCCTGACCTGCTTTTTAAGTTCTTTGTTGATCTTTGGGGTGTACATTAATTCGTACCTCATCTGAAAGCGGTGAAACTTCAGCCATAAATCCTGTTGCTGTTGTTTGGTCATAATGTAAAGATACAACGGGACCGTCAATTAAAATACACCTCATTCTCGTAACCGTACTTGTGGCAACAAGGCATGAAAAAGCCTATAATAGCCATTATGTGTAAACAGGCACACGGGTAAATTATTTAAGAAAAGCCATTGCCACGCGCGAAGATAAATTAGAAGATTATGAAATACTTAATAACGAAATTAAGTAAGCAGGAAATTTACAGAATAATAAATGAACACGGAGTTGAGAATAACTCTTTTTGCTTAACTCATATTAAGCCAGATATGACTATACTGTCTGGGCTTTCCAACGACGTCCTAACTGAAATCGACGCTCTAAGTCATGTTGTATCGACTGATTTGGATGACCACATGATTTTTTTGATAAAAACCGGAAACCAATTCCAAATAACCGGCAATCCTTGCCTTTCTCCAATTTTATAACAGAATAAGTATTAAATCCTTCTTTCGTTATCCCTGTAAATACCAATTTATTCGCCTTTCCAGGCGATGCTCCGCAGCTTTTTTTCTTAAATAATTTCCCTCCCACCCTTCGTATGTAGTTGTAAATAAACTTACTACATACGCCAACCTGTTTAACATAACGCATAATTATAGGCTTTTTCATTTATAATAATTTAATTGGTTGCCACATACGATTTTTCATGTGGCAATTTAATGAAAAATCGTACTACTTTAGTTTTATCTCAGTACGTGGATCGAACGGTACCGGTTTAGCGACCCTTACCAGATCTTCAATATCAAGCCTCAGTCTTGCCCGGCGCTCCATCTGAAGTGACCTGTTGATTGCGCATTTCGGGTCAAGCGGTATCGCCCGTTCAATTATTTCCTTAATCTGGCTTTCCGTAATCATTTGCTGAATTATCTATTGGTTCAACTTCGATATTAAGATCATCGGCTAAAACGTATCCCTGCTTCACCAGCAGCTTATCGGCCATAGGGTCTGCAAGTTCATCATGTCCCAAAGATACCCGCATCTCGTTAATGACAATCGCCGGCATAGCTGCCCATCCTTCAGCTTTCTCCTTCATGTTTTCCTGAAGTACTGATATGTCGCTGATATCGCAGCGTACAATGGCCTTAGACTTCAACTCAGGTACGATCTCCTCATTAATCGCAGCGTCAATACGCATCACCTGCGGCAGTATGGCATTCGTGTACATTGCCTTTTCAAACTGACTGGCATTATCGTACTTAGCCCCCTTGTCTGAATTAAACAGCACATCCGAAATACTGTATGCGTTGCATATCTTTTTAAAATCCAAATCTGCCAGTGCTGCAAGATCCATATCGGCAAGCGTTGACCCTATCTCGATATAACCAAGGTCAGGCAGTCCACCCATGAACGGTGCCCCTGAATTTGATGTATTGTTTTTAAACCGGGCAAAATTTTCCTTCATCTGGTTCCATGCAGGTGATTCAGCACCCGGCAACTTGCTGTAGATAATCCCTGGAAGTCCGCCATTCTGCATCTGTGCGGTAGAAACATCCATATTAGCCTGCACCCGGGTAAGCCGTTGCATCAACACCTTAATTGGAGATAGCCCACGCCATTCCTGCATACTGTCAATAGACGGGTTGAAGAACTTTCTGAATACCATGTCTTCCAGCTCAATATTGAAGTCAATACCCCTGTTTGTGTCATAGTATTTATACCCGATTATCCTGCTGGGGAACGATTCAGACAGCACCACAACCACCCGACCCGGGTGTAGAAAATGCACTTTACGCATCCCTGCGTTAGGTCCCTGTTCCAACTTTTCCTTATACATAAAAACCTCCCCCATCAAATACAGGAAGGTGTACATTTTCTCCTTTTCCTCGAATGTAAGTGTAGCCAGGAATTTATTAACCGGGTCTGTAGGTGGTAACTCTTCGCCTTGCGCATCATATGCGCATTGCGGTATCATTGCGGCTGTTGTTGCAAGCCGTGATACAACGCTGTAAATATCATCCAGTGTGGTATAAGCCGATACCTCTTTAAAAACCTGCCAATGTGGGAATATCTGGGTGTTGAAGCTATCAAAGAAGTTCTGCAGTTGGGCTGTCTGCAAAGCCTTTATTTGCGTCTGTAACGCATCCCATTTTTTGTTACTAATAATCTGCACCGGCGAATTTAATTGATGGTTTTAAATCAAAATACTCACGCATCATAATTGTATCAGCAAAGTCCGGTGACCGGCCCAATAATTCCTTTACCTTATCCTTCGGTACTACGCCCTTTTTCATGTCGCTGTCAAGTTCTTTTTGCTTAACTTGCTCCAGTTCTTCTATTATCCACTGCTTAACCTCCTCGCTTTCACACTCCAAATATAAACCGTTTTTATTAATTCGGTCTGCTAATCTGAAATAGCACTGACTTTTAAGGTTGTCAAAGTTCTCAGGAACAAGTTTCCCATGTTCATCATACAGTCCTTCCGGGGATGGTATCGCCCGGCTATTGTTTACGAACCCCCTGAATTTAAGGAAGTCTACAATTCCTCCACCCATACCGTCCTCATCCAGCAAAACATCGCTGTTGCCAATCCCTAACCTGTACCTGGCATCCTCGACCAGTTGCCCGGTAACGTCAAGCGTCTGTTTCTGGTAGTGCTTAACCTTACCCCTAAACCCATCCCATTCTATAATGACTATTTTATCTCCACCCAAGCGGGCCACATCGCACGTCACCCGTTTAGTCCCCGCAGGAACATGGGTATTGGTGAAAATATCCAGGATCTTGTCGTATTGGATAAGTGCCGCAGGATCATCGTCATACTCCCAATCCCCGTTTAATAGCCTCTTTTTCTCATTTGTAGATAGTATCCGGTTAAGCTGGTCAATGTAGCCGGATGGCAACATCTTGTTATCCTGTGGGAGTGCTTGTATGAAGCATTGGTAGTCTTTCAGCGTACCGTCCCGGAATGGTTTATAAACCTTCCGATACATAAAGTTCTTTGACGGGTTGCATGTTCTCAGGTACTTTGCCGGTATGCCGTAGTCATCATTCTTCCACCTGCCAATACCAGCCTGTAGGTTCATATCTGCTGCCTCATCCCATTCACCTACTTCTTCACCCCATCCCCCGGTAAATTGCATAGAACCGAACCGCATATAAAGTGGATCGCTTGGCATATAGGCGGCGTCAAGTAAAAACACTTTAGACTTATTATCGCATTCGTAGATATTATACTGCCCATTGAATTTGATATGCTTACTCATATCAATACCTGAATTACCGAAAAACTCATTTATCGTTGGTATAGTGAACCGGACAAGATCGGATAGTTTATTCCGGGCAATAAACCAGTGGGTACCAGGGTACATAAATGCGGAGGAAAATATCAATGCAGCCCCTGTGTATGATTTAGCGCCGCCCTTTGCGCCGCCGTAGTTTATTTCTGTGGTTGTTTTATCAGCCCATTTGCGCCAGCACTCTTTTTGCTTTTCGTTGCCATGTGTGTCAAATTTCAACTGCATCGGTGACGTTTAAAAGTACCCTCCCTATCTTTTGGTAAACTTCCCAATTACAAGGCCCTGCATAATTAACAGCCGGTTCAGCAGTATTATCCTTCCAAATAAGCATACAACCGTTATCAATGTTAAAAGTAACAAACCTTATACCAGCGTAGTTCCTTATCCCCATCGCCCACTTATAAACATCTCCCCACCATTGTTTTGTTTCACGGGGAACATTTGTACCGGCTTCGTTCTCAGGTAGTACGTCATGGATGACAATAAACCCATTATCTGAAAGGTATAGCAGACTGTTTTCAAAATCACGCTTAACCTGTTCCTTAGTATGGTTCCCATCAATAAATATAAGATCAAATACAGGCTTCGATCCATTGTTGGATATGGCAGCAAAATATTCATCTGATGTCATCCGCTTTATGCCAGGCTCAAATACAGCAGGATCTACCCCTGTTTTATTCTCACAGATTATCTTATTGAAGTTTTGCTGCTTCGACTGCACACCTATCTCAAGATAGTTATTCAGCCCATACTTAGCGGCCAACGCATTCAGTAATTGTGTGTGGGTTGTTATCAATGCCTTAAATGTTTATGCTTAATATACTTCAGTTCCTTACTCTGTGAATAATCCCATTTGTAGGTATGGATCTTATACCCGATGCTTATCTTAGCAAAAGCTACCTGGTCCCTGGTGCTATGCTTATAAACTTCCTGCCACCATTTCTCACACAGTTCTATGCAGGTAGGTGTATTTTGTCGCATCAAAACACCGGAGGTTATTATCCGGTCATTGAATGCAGGTACGTCCTCAGCTTTATACGCCCTGTCTTGTTCAATCAGTTTGTCAGCCTCTCCCCTGTTGTTGGCAAGGCACGACGCAATTTCCCTGTACACACAGGTACGAAGTGGATGCTTTGCTGCACTGAACGGCATCATGTGTGTTCTGGCCCACCAGTCGTTAAGATCCACGTTTATCTGAAAGGCAGCATCTATCCACATAGATTGTTCCCAATCCACCCAGCCCATTATCTTAAACCAACGGGCCGTTAATCGTGGTTCAAAGATAACATCCCGGCGAACAACCTCCCATACCTTGCTTACTATCGGCTGATCAGTAAAGCAAATATACCGCCATCCTGGGGTAATAACGGTAGGTTCTTTCAGGTCGTCATAATCACCGAATATGGCCGTGTAACATACCTTCATCGTGTCTGCAAATATGGTGTTTTGTCATCTGTTGCCCCGTAATGAACCATCCAGCTATGAATCATCTCATCAACCAGCATTTTGAATGTGTACTCAGGCTGCCAACCAAGCGCCCTGATGCGGCTGCTATCCCCTTTCAGGTATTGCAGTTCGTGGGGCCGCTTAAACTTTTCATTCACCACAACTGGTATAT